CGATTCACGACGAAATGCGGGAACATCAGGACAAGGCGCGCGCCCTCGTCGCCAAGGCCAAGGCCGAGGAACGCGATTTGTCCGACGAGGAACAAAAGGAATTCGACGCCATTTCGGCGGCCATGCAGGGCCTCGCCGCCAAGGGCAAGCGCGATTCGGGATTCGCCGGCATGCTCGCCGCCGTCGAGGCGATGGGCACGTCTCTCACGCCGAACGCCAACGGCGGCACGCCCAAGGTGCACCTCGGCGCGGCGGTGCCCGGTTTCACGCCCATCACCCTGGCCAACGGCGGAATCCTGCCGCTCATCGGGCCGCACAAACTGTCCCTCGGCGCGGCGTTCGTCGACTCCGAGGTATTCAAGGCGATGCGCGCGGCGCCGCGCACCGGGCAATGGCAATCGCCGACCGTCGAAATCGAGGCGGCCGTCACCATCACCGGCGCGCCGATTCCGCCGGGCGTCATCGTAGCGCCGCCGCCGCCGGTGTGGCCGTTCGACCTCGTGTCCGCGCGATTCGGCCAGGGCACCACCGAGGCCGGGTCCATTCCGTACCTCCAGGAAACGAGCTTTACCAACGCGGCCGATTACGTGGCCGTGGGCGCGGCGAAACCGGAATCCGCCAAGGTCTTCACCCTCGGGTCCGCGCCGCTCCTGAAAATCGCCCACATCATCAAGGTGCCGGACGAATTCCTCGACGACGTGCCGGCGCTCCGGTCCTACATCGACGCGAACATGGCCGGCGGCCTCGTGGCCAAGCTCGAACACGAGGTGGTCAACGGCGCGGGCGGCGCCGGCAAAATCATGGGCCTGATTGCTCTCCCGGGCAAAACCACCGACGTGGCCGCCGCCGCCACGGCGCCGTTTATCATCGCCCTGGCCCAAGGGGTCGCGGCGGTGTGGACGGCCTCCAAGCGCCGGCCCGATACCGTGGCGCTCTCCCCGAATACCTATCTGAACGTCGCCGGTCAGACTTCGACGGCCGGGGGTTTCCTGTTGCCCAACCTCTTGGCGCCCACGCCGCAACCGTTGGCCGGTCTCTCGGTGGTGCAATCGCCCGAGGTGGTCGACGGAACCGCCATCATCGGCAACTATGCCGAGGGGTCGATGCTCTTTCGCAAGGGCGGCATCGCGATTCAGGCCGCCAACACCGACGTGGACGACTTCCAGAAAAACATCACCACCATTCGCGCGGAAATGCGCGTGGCGCTCGTGCATTGGGCGCCGGCCGCGTATGTCCTCGTCACGGGCCTGACGCCGGCCTAACGGAGTTAGCGGCGTGAGTTGGGCGCGGTGTTGTTGTCCAGCGGACGCGGCCGGGGATTCCTCGGCCGCGTCTAGCATTCCCGAGGCGCCGGGTATCGTCGTGTCCGACCCGGCCGTGGCCGTCGTGGAACCGATCACCGTCGACGAGGCGAAGCGCCATTGCCGCGTCGATATCGCGGACGACGATGCGCTAATCGGCCTCTACATCGCCGCCGCGCGTACGCTCGTGGAAAACGTCACCGAACAAATGTTCGTGGCCCAAGGTTTCATCGGCCGCTACCACGTCGTGGCGGCCTCGGCGCCGATCGAGCTCGGCCGGTGGCCCGTCGAGGCCGTCACGGCCGTGGAAAAAATCCCGGCCGATGGGACGCCGGCCTCGGCCATCACCGGATGGTCCCTCGATGGATTGTTCGGCATTCTCTACGCGCCGCCCGAGGGCTGGCCGGTCGGCCCCGATAACGTGCGCGTCAAATTCACGGGCGGCCCGGCGCCGGCCGGCGCGGACCCGGTGCCCGTCCCGGCCGACATTCACAAAAGCATCCTCTCGTTGGTGTCGCAGTATTACGACACCCGCGCGCCGGTGAGCTTGGCCGGTTCGCCGGCCTCGATGCCCAACGACCTTGAACGCGTGTTGGCGTTCTACGCGCGCACCACCGGCGTGGTGACGCTCTAGTGGTCGACGCGGGCGATTATCCCGAACGCATCACGCTTCGTCGCCTCGATGCGGTCCTCGGCGGATGGTCGGACTTGCCCACCACGCCCACGATGTGGGCCGGGGTCGAGGCGTTGGGCGAGGAAAAGTACCGGGTGCGGATTCGTTTTCGCGCCGACGTGTGGGGATTCAAACAGAGCGCGCCCACGTTGCGCGTGTACTGGCGCGATCGCGTCCTTGATGTGGTCGATATCGTCGAGGGCGCGCGCCATCACGAGGTGAGCATCCTCGCGAACGGGCACCAAATCGAAACCGAAAACCTCGAACAAGGCGCGCGCCGCACGCAAGCGTGGCCGAGTTAAGGGAGGGCGCCACCCATGCCGGATTCGCAAGCGATCGTAACGAACGGCACCACGCTCTTGATTGGCGATGGCGTGACGCCGACCGAGGGGTTTACCAAAATCGCCGAGGTGGTGACCATCACGCCGCCGACGTCGGCCCCGGCCGAGGTGGACGTGTCCCACCTCGAATCGGCCGCGCGCGAAAAACGCGCCGGCCTCGCCGACACCGGCGCCGGGGAATTCCAAATCAACTTTCTGCCGGCCGACGTGGGCCACCAACAGCTATTCGACGAGGGCAACGCCACGGTGCATCCGCCGCACAACTGGAAAGTGATGTTTCCGCCGCCCAATGACACGTACGGCGTTGCGTTTCGGGCGTCGGTCGGGTCGTGCGGTATCGACGAAATCGGCCTTGACGGGGTGATCCGCGCCACGGTGTCGTTGGTGGCCGGCGCCTCGTCGCGCATCGAACCGTAATGCCGTTGTTGACGCGGGCCGCCATTCTCGCCGCCAACGACATTCGCACCGAACGCGTGCCGGTGCCCGAATGGGGCGGCGACGTGATCGTGGCCACGATTACCGGCGACGATCGGTGGCGGTTCGAGGTGGCCGTCCATGACGCCACCAAGGCCAAGGCGAACGGCAACGGCCAGCCGGCTACCCCGGCCGATGCCTTGGCCGAACGCATGGAATACGTGACGCACCTCGTCGCCCTGGCCCTCGTCGACGAGGGCGGACAGCGGTTGTTTTCCGATACCGACGTGGTGGCCCTCGGGAAAAAGTCCGGGGTGGCCCTCACGCGCGTGTTTCGGGCGGCCATGCGGTTAAACGCCATCGGCGACACCGAGGTGGAGCGGCTACAGGGAAACTAGCGGCCCAACCGTTTGCCCGGTACGTAATCCGACTCGGGCGGCGGTTGGGCATGGGCCGGCGCCGTTTGTTGCGTGAGTTGGATAGCGAGGAAATCAGCGAACAAATGGCGTTCGATTTACTCGACGTCGAGGAATCGCAGGCCGCGCGATCGCGCCGGCCGGCCCCGGCAGCGGCGCCCCCGCGCGCGCCGTCGCCGGTCCTGCCGGCCCGCGCGCCGACCCATCGCGCCGAGGTGGAATCGGTCATCACCTCGGTGTTTCTGAAATTTCCCGGCGCCAAGCTCGTGGGGCCGTGATGCCGTCCGGTGTGTCGGCCACGATGCAGGTACGCGGCCTCAAGGAATTGACGGCCACGTTTAACAATCTCGCCAAGGATGTGCGCGGCCCGATCCTGCGCGAGGCGTTGACGGCCGGCGGCGAGGTGTTGAAAACCACGGCCGTGGCGCGGATTCATTCCGTCACCGGCAAAACGGCCGGCGACATTCGCTTGGTGGTGTCGACGTCGGAAACCGAGGACGGCGGCGCCGCGATGGTCGGCGGCACCAAGCGCGCGTACATTCTCCGATTCCTCGAATTCGGCACCAAGCCTCACGAAATCCCACGGCCCAAGGGCGGCCGGCGCCGTGGAGGCCGCGCGCGGCGGAAAGCGCGGGTATTTATGACGCGCGCCGGGCAAGTCTACGGCGCCCGCGTGCACCATCCCGGCATCCGGCCCCAAGCGCCGTTGACGTCGGCGCTTGCCGATGCCACACCCCAAATCCTTTCGACGTTTTCCCGCAGCTATTGGGACGGCATCGTGACGACGGTGGCCGCCTCCCCCAAGGCCGATTAGATGGGCGCGCGTACCGAAACGGCCGGGTCCCTCATCGTCGACTTGCGGGCCGATGCCGCCAATTTCGTGGCGTCGATGGGCAAGGCCGAAAAGGCCATGGGCGGCGTGGGCAAGTCGGCCCGGGGCGCCGAGGACGCGGTAACGAAATTCGCGGTCAAGGGATTAGGCGAATTGATCCCGGGCGGCCAAATGGCCGAACGGGCCTTAGAACGCCTCATCGACAAAGCCAACGCGTTGGGCGGCGCGTGGAAACTGGCCGGGCAAGTCGGCGTGATTATCGCGGGCGTCACGGCGGTGGCCGCCGCCGTGCAAAAGCTCGACGAGGAAATCCGTAATTTCCTGGCCCTCGGTGAAACGACGACGCAAACAATCAACCGCATCAACGACGAGCTTAAAGAGGAAAAGGCGAACCTCGACGCGTTGGCGAAATCGCGCGCCACCCTGAATTCGCTCGATAAGGAAATCGCCGCGCTGCGGGGCGACGATCTAGAGGTGTTGCGCCTCGAAACGAGAGAGCGCGAGGCGCAAATCCTGGCCACGACGCAAGGCGTGGCCCGCGAACAGGCCATGGGCAAGCTCCAAGAGCTCAACGCCCTGAAACGCGCCGAGGCCGAACAAAAGTGGGCCGACCAAGTTTTAAAAGATATCCAAGAGGAAATGAAAGCGCGCCAAGCGGCGCTCGAAACCGAAACGCGGATGCTCACCGACCAATTGACCACC